TACTGCCAGTACCTCCGGGTTCATCACAATCATTTGTATTATAAAATACATATTTTACACTTTCAAGGTGTAAATAATTATAATCATTTATTAATATATCATAACCTTTATAATTTAACATAATACTATTTTTTAAATTAATAATACTTAAATATACGAATTAAAAATTATAAAACCAAATCATTTTCAACTATCTCAAATCTTCTTCCATCTATGTTATTTGTACCATATATGTAAGCCAAGTTATAATCTACAAAACTTTGAATATCATTCTGAAAGATTTCATAACTATCAAAGTAAAAAGGAATAACGGTGTAAATTTTCATATTATATATTTTAAATTAATCTATATTCATCACCCCTACAATCTCAGTATATTTAGTATCCACTAATTCTTTTCTAATTTCCTTAATCTGTTTTATGTTTTCTGCTCCTACCTTTTTAATGGCTGTTTGAACGTTAACATAAAGTGATGGATGAGTTTTTCCTGTCTTTAACACTACTTGGTAATAATTTCCTATCATATTTTTCTTTTATACTTAAATATACGAAAAAAGGCTTGAGTTACCAAGCCTTTAATCAAATATTTTAATTATTAATTTCTATTTAAAAGTATTCCTGCTGTTGAACCAAATACATTGTGAGATCCATAAGGTGAAACACCTTGCTCAGCCCACTTTCTTTCAGTTTCGGCTTTATATAATTCAAGTAACTTAGGCTGTGATAAGATTTCTTTTGTCTTAGCATCATACTGTGCGGCTTCATAGTTACCTTTAGCTAATGCTACTTTCTTCAATGCTGTTTGCTCAGCTTGCTTTGTTTGAGATATAATAGTTGCTGTCTCTTGTAGTACTGCAATCTTTCTTTCTATAGCTGCTTTATAAGATGCTGGTAATGCCATTTTAAGAATTGCAATATTGTTTAATGTGAATCCTTCCTTCTCTAATGCTACATTTAAGGTCTTAGTTACATTAGCTTCGTACACATTCCTATGCTGTAGTAGACTATCTGATGCAAAACTTACAGCATTATCTAATAACTCTTTTCTAACTATAGTTCTTACTCTTGAATTTATTAAATCTTCCATATCAACTCTATACTTTATAAATAAATCAGCTGCTCTTGCCCTCTGCAATTGTAAGTTAATGGAAACATCTAATCCAAATGTAGCTCCATCTGCTGATGTTACGTCAATATGTTCATCTGTTGGAGAGTCTTCGTTTGAATCTGCTGTCCATACCTTATGTTGAACTGATGTTGGATACATGAATACATCCTGTGTTGGTGGGAAATAGAAAATAAATCCACTTGCCATTTCAATGTTGGGAACTCCTTTATTGGTTCCAATTTGATCTACTACTAATGCTACTTCTGCTGAGTCGGCAATTTTACATGACCCTGCTAATCCTAACACTACTAAGATTCCTGCTACTGCTACTAAAATTCTGTTCATAACTACTTTTGTTTAAATTGATTTAATTGTTTATTTTTATTAATAATACTTAAATATACGAAATTTATTTTGGAAAGCCTAATCTAAGCCTAACTTTTTTCTCCTCCAATCAGTCTTTACTCCTGTTGCAAACATTGCATCAATTCTAGGTTTTGATTTACTCCAGGCCGGAATTGCTCCTACATACTCTATAGTATATGGGAAAACTAATCGAATTATTTGAGGAGACCTTTCAATACTCTTCTTTACATTTGCTGAGTAGTTAGGATCTATTCTATGGGAGTACTCTGAGTGATATACTGAAAATTGATTTCCTAATTTATCTAAATACTCTGCTGTGAGTTGGTCATTTAATATACCATCATTCTCTGATAAAAATATTCTTATTACTATTAAAAATATAAGTAATAATACTGCTAAAATTATTGTTAAAAATATAATCATAATTCTTCTTGTTTATCTTGTTTAATTTTTTTCTCTCTGTTCTCTTGAACCAGCTTTGATACATTTTGTGCAAAGTTGTGTGCACATAGAAAAATTGTTCCTATTATAAAAATTGTTAGCAATACTCCAGTTGTGAATGAAACACTACTTGGTTGATTCATTAAATGTGTTCCCACATCTATTAATTGGAAAGATACAATCCATCCTATAAAATACCCAATTGCCTTTAAAATTGTTCTTGTCTTCATCTTATTTACTATTTGATGTTTTAAATAATATTCCAAATAAGAGATTGATTCCTAATGCTTGCCAAAACCCTATTAGGTGTACTCCATCCACGGCTTTAACTAAAGCGTTGTTCCAAAGTAATTATGTTGGTAAAGCTAATATAATAGCTCCTACCGTAATTAATACCATTGCTGCTAATACTGCTCCTAATTTTTCCATTTTACTTGTTTTAATTATTAATAAATTGTTCCTGATGAATTTATATTTAAACTAATATCACTATCCATTGTATTGGATAATATTTTTCTAACATGCAAATCTGGATTAGTTATAACTGAATTACATCTATCAATTGCTGATTGGGCCTTGTCTAATAATTCTTGTTTCATTTTTTGAAAACCTAATTCAAGCAATTCTGGTAACTCCAAAGCACAATCACCCCATCTAGCTATTAAGAATCTATTTAGATTCCATGTATAGCCTTTTTCTTTATCTTGTTCTGATTTCCAATTCCAACCTATTAACATAGGATCAGGATCAACATCATTATACCAGATATGAAAACCATCAAACATTTTATTGTCCTTAGCGAATTTGTACACTTTAAGTACCTCTAATGGTATAGTTGATTTAACATACTTGTCAGCATCTACTTTCATAGGACAAACAGCTTTTAGTTGCTTTTCCATAGCATTGTTTAAACTAATATAAACATTTGGTACATTTTGTTCCTCAACGTTTTGAGTTGTTGCGAACCCTAATTCAAGTGCTAAGTCATTATACTCAGCTAATTGATCTTCATCTAAAATCAGAGCTTCATTTTCAGGCTCACGATAAATTTTTACTTCCATAACATTTACTATTTTTAATTAATAATACTTAAATATACGAATTAATCTCCAGGTCTCCTAATACTTTTAAAATTAAAACTCGCAATTTTATCTAATTCAACTAATGAGATATCTGCTTTTTTATTAGTTCCATAATGATAAACATTACCCTCATATAGATCCCCATTTAATCGTCTTTTACCATTAAATGAACGAAACTCACGTGACGTTACACGGTACCAATTATTCAAATTAGGCATATAAATTTCCAAATTAGAGGCAGTATTAAAATCATATTTGATTTTCTCGGTATTACCTGTTTTCTCTGCCATTTTTACGTTTTTCGAATGCTAATTCTTCCTTAAGTAACCTAATTTCCTCCAATAATTTAGCTATTACTAAATCCTTTTGCCCTAATAATTTATATATCAGTTCCATCTTTATCTTCTATTACTAAATACCTCATTGTTTCAGTTTGTTTTAGAGTACCAATTTTTTCAAGTTCTAATACTTCTCTATGATGGCCATTCATCATTAATGCTAAGGTACATTCCATATATATTACTTTCATAACCTTTAATTTTATACTTAAATATACGAAAGGCTCCTTACGGAACCTAACTTATTTAATTATCCTATAAATGCCCTTAATTGTTCGACACTCATAACTCCAGTTTGTTTTCGAACGGAACCGTTTTCATCTATCACTACTGTGGTTGGAACGTTTCTAATCCCATGTTCCAATACTCTTGGATCACCTGAATCAACATCTATTGATTGAAAATTAACTCCTCCAATTTCACTTTGCGCTTGAGCGAATTTAGGTGCATACACCTTACATGGTTGACACCAGCTTGCAGAATACTTAATTACTGTCTTCATATTTATTTAATTTTTAAATTTCCATTTATAACCGTAAGCGGTTTTTTGTTCTCCTCGACAACATGCCCCTACTCCATCACTATTAGGTTTATTAAAATAAAGTTGGGCTTGTGTTTGTGACTCCCATTCTTTAATAAAATTACCTTCTAAATCTAATTGAATTACTCGAATTAAAGTCCAAGTATTTTTTCTTTCTTTAAGATGACCCCGTTTGGCTTTAATTTTAGCTTTATGCTCATCACTAAATGGTTTACCCTTATGAGATTTAGATAACCCTTTACTTGATAGAGAGATTTTCTCCCCACGTTCTGGTCCAAAATTACATTTAGTAGAACCACCACCACCATCATTCTTATTTACTAAGTTAAATCCCCAGGTTCTGATTTGTGATATCCAATACCTTTCCCAAAATTCCCATTTGGTTGTATCAACTATATCTAATATTTCTATTTTAGTATTACAACCAAACTTTTTTCTATGTGCTCCTATTCTACCTTTAATTTGAACTGTTTTACCTATATAAAATGGAATGTCATTTCCATTATGTAAATAATATATTATTGTTTGTTCCATAAATATAAATATACAAGGAACACACCAAGCCCATTAAGGGGTTTCTTTTAATTTGACTACAAATGAGTTAAACTCAATTGCAATGAATGTTTTCTCACTTAACGATAAATGGAACACTTTGAACGTGTCGTTCTGCATCATATCTATATATTCCTTTGAAATATTAGTGTCTGTACCACTTCCATCTCTATTGATTCGGCTTATGAATATTAATTCTTTACCTTTCTTTTCCATTATTGTTCTTCATTTGATGGAATTTGACCCATTTCTAAACCATCGATTTGTTGTTCCTCATATTGAGCCATCGGTACTTCCATTATTTCTTCTTCTATTTCTTCAAATTCATGTTCGGGTAAGGTTTCAACAAACAAATACATCTCGTTGTGTTTTAACACATGATCACATCCTAACCACTCTTTCCATGCCTTCATTTTATCATTGTTAAATACACCTTTTTTATCGTGAAATTGATGTAATGGCATTACCCTATTAACTAAATATAATAAATCACCATGTTTAAATAGCTGTTTCATAAATTATTGTATATACGGATAGAAGTATGAAGGATAGGGTGAGAATTTATTCTATTACTTGTAATATTTTAGTGTCTTTAACACTTTTTACTTGAAAGTCTGTTGACATGCCTTCATCTTCAAACATTTTAGTAACTTTTACTTCAGCATCTGTAACACTCACTGCGTCTACTAGATACTGTTCTCTCATTTTGGTTTGTTTACCTTTATCGTTCATATCAACGATTTCTACATTTGCTAAAAAATAACTCATTTTTATTTGGTTTTAATTGTTTCTAATAATGTATGCACTTTAGTGCACATTTCATAATCCTCTATTATTTCAAAATAAACTAACCCTAACTGTAATGCTTGTTCCCATTCATTGGGTTGAACAGTTAATATCACTTCATCTAATTCGGGGTCATTTGTTAATTCAATGATAAATAAATCTACTAATGAAAATGTTTTACTTTTTTTCCATTCTTGATTTAACATTTTATAAGTCTGGATATGGATTATTCCTGGGTTACGCTCTGTGAACCTGATTAAATCATCTAAATCTTTTAAGGACATTGTTTTGGCTTTCATTATTTGATTTTAAGGGTTCGTTTTTTTCTTACTTTAGGTCTATCTTCAGGAAAGTTATTATACCATATCTCATTTATTTCATTTTCCAATTGTTCAATTTCTAACTTGTCTGCTTTAGTGATACGTTGTTTACGTTCTTTACCATTTAACTCATACTTATCTAATAGAGTTCGTAATTGGTTTTCTTTTTTATCAAAAGTACTCCATTGTGGGTCTTTAATAGTAACACTTAATGGACCATTTGGGTTGATAGTTTTATCCCATTCCCAAGTAAATATTTCACCTGTATGGTCTCTAAATTCTTGAGTATAAACTTTAATAACAACATCATTTTCAGTTGGTCTACCTTTTGCCATAACTCTTATTTTATACTTAAATATACGAAGGAAAAATTAAATTGCCAAATTTACTTATTATAAGAAATAAAATCATCATCCCTATCATCCTCATCTATTAGACCTAATGACCTGAAATGTTCCTCAGCGTAACTATCTAATTCCCATGTCACCTGTTGTGTTTTAGGAACGTCCATATAATCTTCTATACCTTGTTCTTGTTTCTTAGTAAATACATCTCCTATTGTTAAAAAGTAACAGTTATAGCAAAGAAATTCTAAATTGTCTTGTTTCCAATTACGTTTATTGTAATCTTTAAAATTAATTAGTAATGGTACTCTATAATCTGATACTCGTTGTTCTTTAAATCCACAGCATGTACATTCCTCTGCTAGTATAGCCTCTTGAATTAGACGACGTTTGAATTTATCAATACTAAATGATTCAGTGTATAATTCCCCTGTTAGTATTTTTTGCAGGTCAGGTTCCTTACCATGATGTTTTAAAAATTTAGGGATACCTTTTCCTAATTGGTTTTTATGAGTGTCAAATAGGGTGGGTGAATTTATATCATTATCATCTACACGATATGATTTAAAGTATGGTTTAACATGTTGGTATGAACAGTTGAGGTAACGTGCCGCAGCTCTAATTGATTTTGTAACTTTCATAGCACGGAGTAAATCTTCCTTACTATATATTTTTGCGGCTCTAGCCATAACTTATTTCTCGTTTAGAAAATTTGGGTTTATTTTTACTAAGTAACTATAAAGATCCTCAGGTGTGTTTAATATTACTTCAGATTCAGTTCCGTCTTCATTCATTTGAAATAAACAATTAATTGAACCATCTAAAGCAATTCGTTCATGTAAGTAAAAAGTGATTAAATCATATCCACTCTCACCCCACATTAATAGCATTAATTTATCTATAATACTGTAGTAAGTTTCTTCATATTCAAATAAATCTATACCAAATTCTGCTTGTAATCTATTAGATTTAATTAAAGATTTCTCATATTGTTCTATTAAAGATAAGAACAATGATTTTTTCTTTAATGCCTTATTTTGTCTTTGTTTTTTTAATATAACAGGTGTGTTAAATAATTTTTCAAAGCCTTCTTCAAGATTGTTTTTTAGTTCTTTGTCCATTTTCTATTTCTTGGATTAATTCATTAATTTGAGAACATTTTAAATAATCTTCAGTCTTAATAAAATAGTCTAATGAGGATTTTAAAACAGGAATAAAACCAGATTTTGG